TATAGAACGTAGATCTTTATCAGATTCACGACATCTCTCCCCGGAATGCTAACTCCGAGACGACCATTCTTATAAGAGAAGCCTGAAGTAGGCTCCACCACCTCCCCGAAGTCAGGACCAAACGAGATTCCTCTCGGAAGATCCTCCTTCAGATAACTGGAGTAGAATGGGAGCACACGGTCACCAGGAAGGAATTTAGCAAACTCCTTCTTTGGTTTCCATGTGTGAGTCTCAAATGTGTGTCCAGACCAGCCGCGCTCCCTCCTAAAAGGAGAACGCGGATAGTCACCAATAAGGTGACCATCACCATATCCATCGGGGCCCCACTTTTGTAAAGTGCGGTCGATGAATAGGAGAACCTGGGCAGCCGCTTCTTCGTCAAGATGCCTAACGTAATGGTTATGCAGGCGAAAAAGATCTTGGCCAACAAGACTATCTTTGATATAGATAGGTCTGATATCGATTCCCGATAAGTAATCCCCACCGCAAGATTCGCGGAAGGGTCCCGACGTGAAAGATTTTTCTTCGTTGATGATAAAACCAACGGAGTTAAAAACCTGGCGGATCAAGGGTACAGCCTCCGTTGGAACGACTAGGTCGTCCCCGAAGACCGTAACATGACCGTCAATCCCTTCACAGCAAGCGTCAGCGAGCGCGAAGAAGATTATGCTCTCAAGAGGAAAGGTAAAACCATTCCCCATGGAGCTGAACATCGAGAGCTCAAGAACTTGCCCGTCGAGGACCACACTTGAGGTGCGGCACATGTCGAGGAAGTGCGCCCAATCAAAAGGTAGCAGGTCATAGACCAGCCCCCTAGCGATTAGACTTGAAGCATTAGTTTGGTCCAGCGTTGCTAAAGCGCCGGTTATAGACCCCTCACGAGCCCGACGACGGTTAATCGTCTGATCTTTGAGATCTATACCAAAAACTTTTAGTCGATCAGTCAAATAGTCGTTAATCCCGAGCTGAATCATAGTGTTCAGCGAGGGTTCAATTACAATTGACCGGTCTTCTTTATAGTTTTTCGGGACAAAAGCGACCTTGCCTGTGTGTATTTCAACACCGACATGTTCGACTGCGTCCGGATCCCCGGTGCTTTCACCGAAAACCCAGAGAGGCAGTTCCTCAAGCACATCTCTCACGAGAGGTATGAGGTCTTTGCTACAAGCGTGAGTCATTCCCAACTTACGCCGGGCTGACGCATTTCTTCTTTGGATTTGCGTCGTTGCACCTGGTCCGAAACGGAGACGTAACGCAGAGATATTCGGGACATCGCCCAGCAAACGAGATATTTTCCATTGTGCGCGGAATAAAACCGACTCAACGGATGGGCTAAAGGAAAAAAGCCCATCATCTCGAAGCCGAAAGATGTCATTAGTCTCTCTGCATCTCTCCTCGGACTTTATAAACTTTGCACGAGCTACTTCCCGTCGGTCGACACCGATGTCGA